TCGGAAGTGACAACGGAACGTGTTTCGGACATGGATAACTCCACGAACCCCAATGAAAACGCCCCACGCGGCGGGGTAACCGGGTGGGGCGAGAGTGAAACTTAAAACTGTCAGTGCGTCGCGTCGTTCTTGGCTGCTGCCTCGATCGCGGCGGTTTCCTTGCGGGCGTCCACGTGCGCCAGCAGCAGCGCGATGTGTCCTTTGATCTCTTCGATGTCGCGCGCAGTCGTGTCGCGGCTGGCGACATCGTGCCGCTTCGTTTCGTCCTGCATCTGCGCGCGCTGCATTTCACCAGACTGCTTCATCTGCTCAACGCTCATGCGGTACTTCTTGTCGAGCTCGGCCTGCTGCAATGCTTGCGTGAGTTGCTGATTTTTCCCTTGCAGTTGCGCGATCATCGCCTTCACGTCGTCCGGAATGTTCTCCGGCATTTGCTTCTCGGCCATCGCAATCGGGTTCGCCGCGGCAAGGCGCTCCGCGATCTGATCGGCGCCCGGCCAGTCGAACTGACGCATGATGATGTCGTCGGCCGTGGCCGCCACCTTCTCGCCGAGCGGCGTGCCGAGTAGGCCAAGCATGTTGTCCGCGGCCTCTTCGCGCTTCGTCTGATAGCCCGGACCGGTATCGATGACGACGTCGTATTCGCCCACCGTCACGTCGTTGAGCGTCGCGGCTACGATGCCCTGCTCGTTCATCTGCTTCTGGTTGATCGTCACGCTATCCGGCACGCCGTCTTCGCCGATTATGCGAATGACGCGCTGCGTGTCGTAGTAGTGCGGGATCAGGTCGAGGATGATCTTGCCCGTGTGCCGGATCGAGCGGCACAGGTTGTCGTAGAAATGGAAGTTCGACCGGTCGGACTGCGCCTGTCGGCGCTGCACCATGACGCCGCTCGTTTCCTGTCCGGGAGCCCCAAGCGCAGGGTCGAACATGCCGGCAACGGCCTTCATGTCTTCGCTGGCGCCGATCGCCGCGTTCACCTGGGCCTGCGGCATGCCCTGTGGCTGTAGTCGCTCGGGAGGCTGAACTGGCACGCCGTCCTGCACGATGGGCTTGTACTCGAGGTATGCGAAGCTCTTGTTGTTCGCAGCGTTCCAGGCCTCTTCCTTACCTTCAATCTGGCCTTCAGCGACGAGCCACGGAGCCTTCGGCGCCAGCGCGACGACTTCGGTCTCCGCGGTGCGCCAGAAGTTGTACATGCGCTGCGGGTCCTGCATGCCGCGCACCATGCCGTAGCGGATCACCTTGCCTTCGATCTCGTATTCGGCGCCGTACACAGGAATGACCGGAATCCAGCGTCCCGGCCACTCACGTTCCGCGAGGATCTCCTTGGCGGTCATCTTGTACCACATGACTCGGCGGCGCACCGACTCGCGTTCCTGCACGATCGTGATGCCAAGGCGATCTAGTTCGTCCTGTTTCAACTGCGACTTGTAAGCCGTCTTGCCCGTCGACAGCAGGCAAAGCACATCGGGCGTTTTCTCGACCTTGAAGTACTCGGCGACGCGGATCTCGTCGTCGGTCGCCCAGTCCATGAGCTCGTCGCCGCTGCCGAGATTGCTGAAATCGACGAACTGCGCCTTCGGATACTTGCGCCGGAATTTCTTCTTCGTCATCCGGTCGCTGATGACGCACCACTCGGCGTCCGACCCATCCGGCGCCGTGCTCGACGGATCAAAGTAGACCGTGAACGGGTTGCGCACGCGATCGATGTACAGCTCCTGGTCGAAGCTGTCCTCGCGCACGTAGCGCGACACGACCCGCCAGTAGCCCCAACCCATGCGCACCTGGAAGTCGGCCGCCGTGTCGTAGGCCACGTCGGCGTTGCTGTTGACCTGGATGTGCCGCATCAGGCCCGCGATGACGTCGGCCCTCTGCTTGTCGGCGCCGTCTGCAACTGCATGCACCTGAATGCGCGGCCGCTGCTCGCGCATGTTGTTGACGGCCTGGCGCACAAAGGCATCAGTCTTGTTGATCGTGAGACACGGCCGATGCTCGAGCTCGCGCGCCGTCTGGATCATCGCCGGCCACTGATCGCCGGCGGAGAACTTCAAATCTTGCAGCCCTTCGGCGCGATTCTGTGTTTCCGCGTCGACCGCAGTCTTCAGGTTCTGGGCGCACTCGGTGATGATCGAGCTACGCCCCGACTCGAGCGGGCGGCCGCCTTGATCGACGATCATGCCATCCACCCGCCGGGGCCACCGACCATTTGTTGCTGTACGCGCGAGACCTGCGGCTTGACGACACGCTTCACAGCCCGGCGCGCACCTTCGCAGGCATAGCGGAGAGCGTCTATCACGTGGTTGTCCTTGTCTTCAAGAATGGGGAGCACTTGATCCGTCAACGGATCGGTCTTGTAGCGGTACAGCGACAGCTCGTCGATCGTATGCACGCACCGTGGATGCACGATGATGTCGAACGACTTCAGGAACTCAACGCCCTCTTCCAGGCTGCCCGGGCCCTTCACGGCCTTCGTGATGCGCGGGAAGCCGTGCTTCTGCATGTGGCTGATCGTCTCCGGCCGCGACGAGTCGGCCGTGATCGGCCACTTTTCGGCGTCGGGCACGCTCATGAACAACTCGGGCAGGTTCACGATCTCGCAGCCGACCTGATATGCCTCGTAATCGACGTAGAGCGCATTGCCTTCAATGCTGCATCTGATTAGGACGGACGGATCGACCGAAAATCCCCAGTCCGCCCCAAGCCGGAAGATGGTTCCTGCCGGTCGGTCATACTCTTCAATGCGCCAGTTGTGGAACACGCGCGCATTGCTGCTCTGCTGGTAGCCGCCCAGCCAGATGTGCGTGTACTTGTCCAGATCGCGCCGGCGGTCATACTCCATCTCGGCCACGAGCTCGGTCTCGCCGAACCAGGGATTGTCCGAGTAGTTCGCCTGTACCACGACCGAATTCGGCGGCGCATCGGGCCCGCGCAGCAGCGCGTCGACCGGATCAGTCTTGAAGCGCGGATTCCACGAGAACCACAGTTCAGACTTCGGCTTTCGGATCGTCGGGCGCAGCATGTCCAGCGACTTCTGGCTCAGCGTCTGCGCTTCCTCAACCCACACGACGTCGTAACCCTCAAGCGACTTGATCGACTCGGCCGTGTGGTTCGCCATCCCTTCGAAGATGATCTGGCCACCGTGGATGCTCTTGATCAGCGCGTCCTGCACGTCGAAGTAGTACCCGGCGTTCATCGTCTGGATCTTCGACTCGAGCAGCTTCTTGACCGACTGCTGAAGCGATTTCTGCTTTTCCCGCACGCAGACGACATCCGTCTTTTCCATCGCCGAGCGCTCGATCACCGACTCGCCGAAGAAATGCGACTTTCCCGATCCCCGGCCACCGTGCGCGCCCTTGTAGCGGGCAGGCTCGAGCAGCGGGAGGAACACCCGCGGCGTCTCGATGGTCAGGTCGCTCATTTCGCGTCGACGGTCTTCGAGTCGATAATTCGCCGCGTGATCGAGTTGATGCGCCCGGTCACCGGATTGTTGATGCGCTCGATCTCTTCCTTGTTGGCGCGCAGCAGGTTCACGCCGATCTCGCTGGCCTCGTTGGCTAGGCGCGTGAGTACCGCGATTCCTTTGAGCGAGCCGATGCTCCGCTCATTGAGCGGCTGCGCGTCGTCGATCTCCTGCGCTTTGGCGTGAACGATGCCAGCTAGACGGTGTGCGGTTGCGGCGCCGTACTCGGCAGCCGACGCGAGGTGGCCGCTGATGTTCGTCAGCTTCGCGGCGAGATCAACCACGACCTGCTGGCGCGAGATCGGCAATTGAGCGATCTCTTCGGCGATTTTCCGTGCCGCCTCGTCCGATGCTGCTTTCTCCTGCGCCAATACCTGTAAGGGTTTTTCGCCGTTCGGCAATTCGGCTTTATTCGGCTTTATCTTTCGCCGAATGGACGATTCGTTGACGCCGAACTCAGTCGCGAGCGAATTGATCGATTCCCCGTCGACGAGGTGCCTGCGCTCGATCTCCGCCCATTGCTCCGGGGTCAGCGAAGACTTGCGGCCCATCACTGCACCTCGGCCAAGAACGGGCGCTCGATCGAACCAGTTACGCCCGTCTCTAGCATTTCGACCTCGACCCAGCCGCGCTCGTAGGCGTCGGTATTCGGGTTGTAGCCGTGCTCTGACACGAGACGAACGCGCTTCCCGTCATTCGCGCTCGCCGGGCAGCAGATCACGTGGGTGGCTGTCATTACACCGCTCCGCGCCAGCCACTGATCGAGAATGTCAGCACCTCGCCTCGTACGCGGACATGCAGCGGGAGGCGATAGCTTAGCGCCCGCACCTTTGATGCCATGTGCTGCGAGTCGTGGAGAGCTCGAATTGCCAGCGGGACGAGGGGCGAACGCTTCACTCCAGCACCCCGCATACGTCGGCTTCCTGCATGATCAGGAAGCGCTTGCCATCCTCCCGATGCTCCCGGTGCTCGAACTCGCCGAACACGATGCGATCGCCCACGTTGAGCGCCAACGGAATGCGGTGGCCGGCGCTGTTGCGCTTGCCCGGGCCGACGGCGACGACGGTGCCGGTCTTGCCGAGGTGCCGCTTGCTCTCGACCGTCTGGCCCACCTTGACGACGATCCCGGCATCGGTGACGTCGTCGCGCAGATCGTCAGGCTCGACAATGATTCGGTCTTCGGTCGGTTGGATCACTTCTTCTTCCCAAAAGCGCGGCGACCCGCCGCATCGATCTTCTTGCGCTCGGCCGGCGTGGCATAGCGCTCGTACGATTCAGCCGCGCGGATGTGAGCCTTGTCCTCGAGCGGGAACTCGCGGTGCTTCGGATCAGCGAAGTCCGACGGCTTCAGGCGCTTTCGCGCCAGCGTGCTCAGCTTGGCCATTCGGGCTCCAGAAAAGAAAAAGCCCCGCACAAGGCGGGGCGAAGTTCGACGGCTTCGACGGAGGAGCCGCAATGCAAAAAGCCCAGCGCGGGCTGCTCACCGGCTGGGCTTTCGTTTTCTCGGGGCGCACGTCGCCCCACGGCGTGAAAATTATGCGATCTGGTGCGAAAAGTCAAGACACGCGGATTTGTCGAGGAGCCCGGCGGCAACCATCTTCGGCCACAGAATCGCCTTCGCTCGTGCGTAGTCCGCCTCCTGGGTGTCCGCGTGCCGGGGATTGACCCAAACGGTGAAGCCAGCGCCGAAATTGCGCATAGCCGTGTTGATCGCCAGCCGACCGCGCATGTCGAGTCCGAGAATCATCGGCTCGATGAGCCTTCCGGCATACGCCTTCTGGTTCGCCTCGACTTCCTCGTTCAGATCGTCGTAGTCCATCCATTGACGACTCGTGCGGAAATCTCGACAGGCTGGATCCGCGCCGCCGTATGCGAGTGGAGGTGTGTAGCTCGACTGCCATTCGTACCAATCGAGTAAGAGTTCGTCGATGCGGTCCATTTTCAGCTTATGTCTATTCAACAATCGCCCAGTCGTCGGCGAGCATGTCCGTCTGCGATGCCAGCCATCCCGGCAACATCGCGCGCCGGCCGTCAGCGTTCACAGTCCACATGTCGATGTGCGGAAGAATCTCGCACGAGGAAACGCCCGCGCGCATGTACGGCGATCCCTCGGTCGTATTGACATGCGGTGTGCCGGGCACCAGGACAAGCCACATTCCGCGCCCATTCCAACCGGTCCGCGCCACACGTGCGCCGTTCTTCAGCGCCTCGATAGCGAGCCCAAACGACATGCCACTCGTCGGCCGATAGGCGGCGTCCGCTTGCGCCTTCGGCGACCAGCTCACGTAGCCCGCGAAATCCGGCGTATTCGGCTTGCCGCCGTCGAGGTACTCGACAAGGTAACCCTCGTCTTCCGGACACTCGTCGGCCGGTACTGTCCAGCCGCGGAATTCGTTGTACTCGAGCCGAGTCATCGGTTGCACGCGCACGAGCTTTGTGCCGATGTAGGTTTGCATTCCACCTCCTTACGCCCTCTCGGGCAAAAGTGCTTCAGTCGATATCGCTATCAATGTCGAACGGAAAATCGTTGCCTGTGCGTTTCCAGTAGTCGCGCTGCTTCTTGAGGCGTTCGTAGACTTCGTCGAGGTGCTCCAGATGAAAGTCCGCGATCACCCTGCCGTGTTCTCGGTAAGTGACCTCGCATACGTTCCTCTTCGGCTTTGTGCGGCCGCATTTCGACCAGTCGATAACAGTGCTCATGGTTTCTCTCCCTGCGATCGGGGTAAGTCGAAATTGCTGAATGATCAAATTTCAATTCTGCGGAAGGCGCGAGCCCGGCCGGTGTAGCCCTTGCCCGCGCTGACCTGGCTGCCATCAACGAAGAACTGGCCCCAGGCGTTGTCGGCCGAGTACTGCGCCGAGGACCAGTACCAAGCCTTTTCGAATTTCTCAGCGCAGCTCGCATAACAGAGACTGAGTTCGCGTTGCGCCGGCAGGTAGAAATCCGAGTGGCCATCCTTCGTGTACTGATCGGCCCACTCAGCGGCAGGGTGATCTCGTTCCGATTCGATCAGCGAGCGCGTATTTTCCAATCCGTCGTGGCGGCTTCTCGCTTCGTCCTCTTCGTGGCCACAGCCACCCCACACGACGCCTATAGCCTCATCGACCGATAGGATCAAATGGTACGGACGGGCGTCATTGAGGGCCGGCATGATGCCCGCATAGATACCGCCTTGGCCTACCCAATACTCGCCGGGAAGGGGAGCCTGCAAAGCATCGGCGTTTGACGATCGGGCAAGTTGGGGATCGTCCATAGGAAACGAAATCTTTAGTGGTCCGATCTCGATAACGGCCATATTGTTTTCGACGGGGCTCATGCAGTTTGCTCCTGGTTGGTTTCGCATTCGGTGTATTTCTGCACTCTCACTCTCCTGCTTCGTGATGGAACTTCAACGGTGCCGTCTTCGGGACCTCTGGCGCGTAGCTGTGTGAGCAACCGTATTGGCCGACGACTCGGTTGTATTCAAGGTCCACGACGCCAACGCGGCCGTTCTGCTTCTTCCGAATCTTTTGTACGTGAATCTCGACAAGCGACCCTGCATCGACTTGATCGCGATGCACCGTAATGCAGTTGTCGGCCTTGTTGCGCCAGTGCGCGCTGCCCGCGATGTCGTAGGGCGTCGGCACCGGATAGCGGCCGTCGTTGCCCTTCTGCAGCTTCGTCGGATGGGCGACGATCCATACGTGCACGCCGTTTTCGCGCGCGAATTTGCGGATGCGCGTGAGCGATTGCGAGATGTACTCGGTCTCGGTGAGCGCCGCCGGCCGCTTGTGATCGATCTCGTTCCAAGGGTCGAGGATCATCCCGCGGATGCCGTTGCGACGCACAAGCAACCGCCCTGTCTCGAGCAGCCCATCAATCGTTGGATCCTCCGGCAGCACGAACGTGAAGTGCGCTTCAAGCCAATTCATCGCCTCCTCATGCTCCGCGGCCGTCATGCGCTCGGTCGGCCCGAAGTCCGCCGGCTTGCCGACGTACTTTTCGATCAGCTTGTCCGCGTGATACTCGAGCGGCTGGTTCTCCGGCGAGAACACTCCGAACGTCCACCCATGATCGCGCGCGAGGTTGACCGTCAAAGCATCGAGCCACTCGCTCTTGCCAGCGCCCGGAATACCGGTGATGAGCGTGATCTCGCCCGACATCACGCGGTAATGCCCGTCAAGGGTTCGCCAACCGGTCGTGATGCCGCGCGGCGCGCCATGCTCGAAGCGATCGCGCATCGCCTGTCGGATGTCGTCGATCGAGTAGGTGCCCTCGATACGCGGCGGGCGGGCGGTGTCGAGGCATTCGGTCAACACCTCGGCGCCGTGCGCGAGCAGCACCTCGTTCGCATCCTTGCAGTCCTGCGGCCACGTCGCGACAAGACACTTTTCCGGGCCGAGCCTGCGGATAAGCTCTTCCTTGAGCCGCACGCCCGCCGCGTCATTGTCGACGGCGATCAGATGCATCTTGACGTCATCGAGCGTCGGGTCGAGCAGATAGTCGAACTTGTGCGCGTAGTCGCGCGAATCTGGTGCCGGCGCGCCGTCCGGTACGGATACACAGCTCGTGAAGCCGATAACCTCGACCGATAGCTTGTCGATCTCACCCTCGACCCAGATCAGCAGCTCGGGAGTGATGTCGTTCAGTCCGTAAAGCACACGCTCCGCGCCGGCGGCCATGCGAAAGAGTTTGTCTTTCGTCCGGTATTTGACGTTGACGACGTCGGCGCCGCGGTAGTACGGGAACAGAATGCAGTCACGCTCTTCTTCGACCTGCGGAAAATACTCACGGCCCTTGCTGATGCGATTGCGCCTAACGACATCGGCGCTGATTCCACGCGTTGCGAACCAGGCGATCGTGCCGTCGGGGACCTGCTCGGCGGGCGTGTATGTCGGCTGCCGATACACCTTGCGGATCTCCGGCCGCTGCCACTCGCCGCCCTTGAGCGTGCCGCTCCAGCCGCAGTGCCAGCAGTTCCATAGGCCCTTGTCCGTGTTGACGTTCAGGCACGGATAGTTCTTCTTTTTTCGGCTCGCCGAGCACTGCGGGCACGTGACCTTGACCTCGATGCCGCTCTTCGAGCCCAGGTCGATTCCATAATCGGAGAAGGTTTTCGTCGGTGTGCTCATGGTCAAAACGCGAGCCTCCGCGATCGGTCTTCGCACGAACTCAAATCGAGCCGGGGTGTCTCATCGTCTCGCGCTGCATACTCTGCATAGCGATCGCCCGGCCCGTAGAACGTCGACGCGTGAAGCACATATCGCGTGCCGAGGTTGCCTTGTCGCTTCATCGCCTCGGCATACGCTTTCGTTGCGGCCAGCAGACGTTGTGGATCCACGCCACCACGAACTCGGGCACGCCATGCCTTCAGCGCGGTCGCTTTCGGATTATCTCCATCACGCTTCGGGTACGCCTTCCATGCTTCCTCGAAAACCGGGTCGTCGGCATCATTCGACTTTTTCTTGCGCTCGGAGGAAACCGACGAGAGAGTGGTCTGTTCTTTGGTTAATTCCTTTGGTCTATTAGAGTGAACGTCGTTCACCGCCTTTTTGTCGTCAGGTTCACCACCTTCAGGAACGACGTTCACCGCCTTACTGTCGAGGGAGTGAACGTCGTTCACCGCCTTTTTGTCGTCAGGTTCACCACCTTCAGGAACGACGACCTTCGGCATTTCGAGGGGAACGAAATCTTCTGGGATGCATGGGTCGTACTCATTGCGAGCCCAGCGCTGGCCGCCGTAGCCGTGTTTGGTGGTTCGAATCCAACCCCACGCTGCGGCGTTTTGCAGGTGCGTGATGACGGCGCGCCTCGAGAGCGCCGTCTCGAAAGCGAGTAGATCGATCGATGGGTAGGCACTCTCGCCGGCGTCGTTGATGTGGCAGGCGAGCGTCAGCAGGACGTGACGCGTGGTCGACGGAAGACCCGAACGAATGATGGCCTGCCGCCAGGTATAGGGCTTCACGATTGAGAGCCCTCCAGTTCGTGAGTGGCCGCGAGCAGAAGCGCAACGCCAAGAGTGCGTGCCTCGTCGCAGGTCATCGCGAATGAGGCAGTCGATTCGTCCACCTGTTCCGCGCGGCGCCAGAGCATCACGTGCCAGTCGGGCGATTCTCCTTCCGCAATGTTGATCGCCTCGATCGAGAATGGCCCGGCCTCTAACCAGACCTGGTGCGTCATCGCATCGCCTCCAGCAACGCGAGTTCCATGGCGACACGCCGATCCTCGCTGCGCGCGCGGATCTCGCGGTATATCTCGGCCTTGTACACGCGGCGCCATAGCGGCGTGGCCGCGAAGGATTGCGCGAGGAAGCCGAGTTGGCTTATACGAGCCTCGCGCTCGAAGTCCCATCGCGCCCGTCCCATTAATTCCGGTGCCTGGTCTTCCGACAGATTTACGGACCATAGGTCGAGCCGAGGTCGGGCCAGCCGATGCGGAAGCCCGACCGATACTGGACAATGGATCGCGGATTCGTTAATTGCCGCCATGATGTCCTCGTCCAATTTTGCGCTGCAGCAAGAGACGTCCAATGAGCGCGATCACAAATGCCGCACGGTTCGACGCCGTTTGATATGCTTGTTCGATTCGACGAGCTGCGTCTGCGTCCGGAAGTGCCAGAAGCAAATCGAGTTCGCGATCAATCCGAACGATTTCAGAGCGGGGATCCATGGCTACCTTTGCGATCAAGTGCCCACATTGCTTGCGCGACAACACTTCTTTCACCGTCGTCGCCGTGAAGGCGCATGGCCCCGCAGACGGCCGGGGATGGGTGGACTGCGAGGTATTTGCAACCTGCAATGCGTGCCAAAAAGGCGTGTCCGGAACCGTCATGTTTCGTCAGCCTTTCATCAAAGCCGATTTGGGAAATATCCAGTTGCTGCAAAATGGCGAGCATGTGATGCTCGGCGAGTGGCTTCCGAAGCCCCCAGTTCCTGACGTCCCCGATCATCTGCCGGACGCAGTACGGAAGGCATTTTCGGAAGCGGAGAATTTGAGAATCGCGGGGTTCCGTGGTCCCGCAGGAAACGCCTATCGGCGCGCGCTTGAAGCTGGCCTCAAAGAGGTTGATGCCTCGCTGAAAGGGACGCTTTATTCGCGCATCGAGCAATTGGCAACCCAGGCGCTTCTCACTCCGCATATGCGCGACTTCGCCCACCGCATTCGAACATTGGGCAACGAAGCCAGCCATGAAACGCCGGTGGTTGACGACGATGAAATCGACAATCTGGCGGTCTTCACCAAATTGTTCCTGATGTACCAGTTCATGCTGCCCGGCATGCTGCCAAAGCTCGAACCAGCCACGCTGGAGGCTGCGCCGATGGCTGCAACTTGAAGTCATCGCGGACCTCAGGCGGCTTGCTGTTCAGTGGGAGCGACACCGTAGCGAGCCGGATCCGAGATCCAGCGATGCACTTCAGCGTTATCGTAGAGCGAGCACGAGCTCGTGAGCCGGATCGGCCGCGGCGCTTTCCCAGCGAGGCCAAGTTTGCGCCAGGACTCACGGCACATGCCGATGAACGGCTCGATCTGGGAGAACTTGGAGCGGCCGATCGGAGGGAGGATCGGCGCTGCGATTTGGCCGAGGTCGGCCGTTTCAGAAGTCTTCGTCACTTTCGCTCAACCTTGTTGTGGTTGGTAGGTGAGCGAATATTGTCTTTCCGGCCTAAATGAAAATAGCCGCGACGGTCGCGGGTACGGGGCGCGGATAACCCTGGAGTAACACGTAAGACTTTGTTTCTATTGGACTATCAGAACGCGAAGAATTTTTCTACAAAGACCTTTTTGACGTTGCCTTGTTCATCGTTAACTGTGGCGTCTCCTCCCCTGGCCTCGCGGACCAGTCGGTAATCCATCTGCGCGAAGAATTTGAGCCATCACCTCCGCTACCCGGTCGGCCGCACCTTTTTCCTTGAACCATGCCGTTACCTGCTCGTTCTTCGGGGCAGTTGAGGGGTCTGCGGGATCGTAACTTCCCCACCATTGCCTAGCCCCCTCAAGAAGCAAGGAAAGCAGTTTGGTGCTATGCGCTCCATCCTCCAATGCATCCGTCGCATTCGTTTTGTTGATAGACGATATAAAAAAAGCAAGATTTTTTGTCCGAACGACCAAAACGCCGTCCTTCGGAAGGGTGGCGGCAGGGTAGTATTGCTCATGCTTTGGCATCGAACTCATCCTATCATTAAACGTCTTTCTCTTTATTTTATGTATTTCACGCAGCGCATCAGACTCTTCTTTTTCAATTTTTACATTTACGATGTAGTTTTCCATCCGCTCCAGCTGAGCAGATGACCCATCTTGGTACTCGTTGTCATCATAGTGCTCACAGATACGACATATGATTCCATTATCTCCTTCGACGAACACACCTCCGAGATTGCAAAGCGTTACCCCCGGACCGTTCGTAAGACGCTGATATTCATGTTCGACGTCAAGATGTTCGGCGCCGATCATCGGCAAATCCCAAACTCCTTCCAGGGATACCACTTTATCTTCAAGCTTGACCCATTTATCTCCATTAATATGTAACCCATCTTTATATTTAATGGGTTGACCGCCATCCTCAATTGGTGGAAGTTCCTTCCATTCGACCTCACTCTCACCAACAACCCTGCCTGGATTAGCTTTCGCATGATTAACAAAGTGAACTGACAGCTTCAATCGACCATCGAGCGCCAAACGAAGAACGTCAGATTCTGCAACTTCTTCATTGAATAGTCGCGACAGATGGCGAGCAGACTCTGTGACGGTCAGCCACTCTTTAAGCGTAAATAACTTGCTCATGTGCGCCCTCACGCACCCCTAAAGATGGAACCGCGCCAACAGGGTAAGGGTGCCCTGCTTTCGCCCCGTCGGGCTAGGCGCGGTTGTTGACCAGTCGTCGTCGACGGCTCGACGAGATCTCTACCATTCTGGGTCGTACCACGACGACACTATTCGTTCACAGTCTTCCCATCCACGCAATGGATTGCTATGGTCTGGATATGTTTTGTCGAGCCATTTCATTATCGCTGCGAATTCGGGATGCGGCTTGCGATCTACCGGCGCGAACGAGGATTCGCGGAGCACCTCGCCAGTTTCCCAATCACGCACGAGCAACCGATAGTGCGCGTCAGGCGCATACAATTCTTCTTCAATTCGCCAGCGCGACAGGATCTTGAGAGGCGCCCCACTTACATTCCGACCACCCACAGCTCGGACAATGCCACTACTGTCCAAGATCTCGATGACGCCATCCCCTGCGTGTCTTGATCGCCACTTCTTTCTGAGCGTTGCGCACACTTCGGTTGTACTTTTTGACACCCAATATGCGTGCCATGCTCTTTCCATCTCGCGATGAACCTCATCAGCTGAGTCGTAGGCCTTCGGAAGTTCGACGTGAGGCGTGAAGCGAATCACGTCTCTTGGGTCGATCGCCTCTTCATCGGAGAAGGCACACTCCGCTGCTTCCCGAGCACGTTTTGATTTGTTCCGGTTCATGCCATTTCCCCTGCGTCGATTTGACGAGTCAGTCTTAAACAAAGCAGCAGCGTCGCCATTAGCATCGCGGGTGCGTCGATAAGCTTCACGTTTTTCACGTCGTAGTTGACGCTACCATCGCTGTCGATGTTGACAAATAAATCCCCTCGACTCGTCGGCGTCGACTCCTTCTTCGATTTATTATTTCGCTGCCTCCATTCATCGAGTCGGAACACGTTCCCGTGATTGCCTCGATCCGTTCGTTTCGACATGATCTTCCCCCGGGTTTCTCGTTCACATTGTCCGCACGTAGGCCTTTGTCGATTCAACGATTAACGCCGGATGTAGGGTTCTGAGTGAAACGTAGAAGCGATTGACGCAAACGCCGCCAACGCCGATTGGCGGAAAGATGCTGATACGAGTGCAGAAACACAAGCTTCACGGCCGGTGGAGCGCGAGCAACGCGCGCATCGAGGAGTCTTCGGATATCTGCGATCGCCGGAGGAAGGAACTGTGGGCATGATATGAACTCCTGTAGAAAGGAGCCTGCTCCGCGTCGCCAAACGGGTGGGCAGGCACGTGACAGGGTTGGCGAACCGGCCTACAGGAAACCGGCAGACCCGAAGGTCTCCCTACCACCGCCCGCCCGTTGAATGGACGCGTGCGTAGTATACGGACGAAAAAATACCGCCATGTGGCGGTCGTCCGCCTGTAGGTCTCAGGTCGCCAAACCCGGTCGTTGTTGTCTCAACGACACCCACAAGATAGTGCGATAGCGAACAGACGTCAAGCGCGATTCTTGACTTCTCATCGACGCATAGTCGTTACCCTTCCATCTGTTGGATCGAGTTCGTCGCATAGCAGCCGCAACGAACGAATCTGATGGGCTATCGCATCTCGAGCTGCTGCAGGTAGTTTGCGCTCCCTCGCGACGTTCTCGATATGTTCGAGATAGCGTCGGCAACGGCCAATGTTCTCCCACATGATTGCCTCATCGAGGATAGAGTCAAAAAGCGGCGCGGCCGACGTTGTTGCTGCGACGTGCTCGTTTTCGAGTTCGGGATTAACCTTAGCTTTGAGCCAGAGATCGATATCGGTTTCGATCCACGCATTGCGGTTCGGAACGGCTTGAAACGGCTTCGGGAACTTCCCTTCCGAGATCAGTCGATAGATGGTCGAGCGGCCAAGTGAGACCTTCTTGACGAGTTTGTCGATTCCAATGACGTTCACTGTCTCCTCCGGTTAGAAAAAGGGAGAAGCTACTATTTCGCACTTACCGCCGCTTCACAAATGCGCGAAACCTCGGCCGGCGAGATACGGTTGCCGATCGTGCGAATGGAGCGCTCGCAAAAGGGAGCTAAGGGCGTGCACCTCGTGGATCTGGCGGCGTACATTGACGAGCGCCGGATGGCCGCGGTGAAGGAATGCGAGCAGCTCAATCGTTGAAGATCCTTCGCAACGCGACATTCAGACCGGGAAGCTGCGTTACAACGCTGCGGCCCTATCCAGATCGAGCAGGTCGACAAGCTGTTGGCGGCCGCCCAGTAACCGCTCGCCGCGGCGAAGTTCCTCTCGACGATGGCGTGACGGGTGCAGGCGGTGCGGCGCCGCTCACCTGCAATCTCGGATGGACTTGCCTGGGTGTATCTATAAGGATACACTAGGTGCTCGCTCGCCCTACCGTCGTCCGTGAACACGATCAACGCCACCGAAGAATTCACCGATTGGGTCGACGCTCTTGCAGACGTCAAGGCGCGCGCGGCGATCTATCTGAGGATCAGGCGCGCCGAACTGGGCAACTTCGGCGAGTACAAAGTTTTGGACGAGGGCGTTTCCGAGATGAAGATCAACATGGGGCCCGGCTATCGGGTCTATTTCGCGCGCGAGGGCCGTGTGACCTATCTACTTCTGTGTGGCGGCGACAAGTCGACTCAGAAGGCCGACATCAAGCGCGCCAGGGCCATGTGGAAGGCAATCAAGGGGCAAGCATGAGCAAGATCAAGATCGACCGCTTCGACGTATCGGAGCATCTGGACAGCGAGGAAGTCATCGCCGCTTACCTTAGTGCCGCGCTTGAGGAAGGCGATCCGGATTTGCTGATGGGGGCGATCGCGGACGTTGCTAAAGCCCGCGGCATGGCCAAGGTAGCAGCTGATGCAGGTGTCGGGCGGGAAAGCCTGTACAAGACGCTCGCTCCCGGCTCCAAGCCCAAGCTTGAAACCGTGTTCAAGTTGATGCATGCGCTTGGCGTCAAGCTGACCGCTGCACCGGAGACGACGCACGCCTGATTCTCTGGACTTCTCACAACGGCTGGAACGCCGCCGGCGAGATGCTGTGGAATTTCCTCAGCTTCGACGGCTCGAGCGACTGGCCGGTGATGTGGGTCGGAGAGGAGATCGAGGTGCCGAACGCGGCAGCTAAACAGCGTCCGCCTTGCGCATTTGTCTGATCGCGCCCCCGCCCGGGCGGGGGGTTGTCAGAGTTCGGAATGGTGAATAGAATACGGTCAAGGGCTGGGGATTCTCGGCCGGCGAGGGCCTCCGGCGTTATGTCGGAGGCCTTTGCTTTTCTAGTTCGGAAACACCTTCAGTCCCCATCCTGCCGCGTACCCTCTCACCTTGACGAGCTTCTGTTGCAGGATATCGAAAGCGCGATTCGGCTGGTCCGGGCGGATAACTGACATGCCGACCGGGCGAGCCACAAGGTCTGCTAGTTGAAGACCAGAAGAGTTCGACTGCTTATTCGCGAAAACTATATCGAACGAGAACTTCTCACCGTTGTAATTTGCACCATCACATATGCGACGAAACTCTAATTCCAGTTCGTCGTCCTCGTTTCGACCCCGCTGTTCAACGATCAGATGAACGTTAGGGTTTGGATGCACACCCTGTTTCCAATCTCCCTGCTGCCTAAGATATGCGCAGACGCGCTCTAGCCCGTATTTCAGAGCCAAAAAATACGGATTCGCCGGGGTCCGATATCGCTCCTGCAATTTATCTTTCCGAATCACCGTCGCGACAAGCGCGAATGGAGCCGCAGCCATGATTTGTGACAACTCATCTAGGAACTTCCCTTTCAACTCCCTGGTCTTGAGGAATGAAAAAGCACCCAGGTCCCGCCTAATATCTCTCTCGTGCAAGATCACTTGGTCGTGCCCAAAATGACGGAACTTGAATCCTTGTACGGCCGGCACGACTTGAGAAAGATATGAGTCCTTCTTGACAATCAGAAACGCCAGGACCAAAAGCGGGAAGTCAGGATCTATGCGCCCCATCGCGGGGCTTCCACTCTCATCGACGAAGACCAAATAATCGCTGAATTGCCTTTCTAGCTTCGGCTGGTCGAGCGCATCGACCGCCAGTATTTTATTTTCCATCACGTGCCTCGGTCGATATTCTCCTTTGCCGACACTGTACCCTATTTTTGAGATACCTCGGCATGGCTCACGCTGTCGAGATAATCCCCCCACCACTGCATCATCCGCCGCCGCTCGGACAGGTACTGCGCATGGTTGTACGCCGCTCGGACGTCGTTGCGCTCGGTGTGCGCAAGCTGTCGCTCGATCCAGTCGGGCTCGAAGCCGTTCTCATTGAGGATCGTCGACGCCAGCCCGCGGAAGCCGTGGCCGGTCATCCGAGAGTGGTAGCCCATCCGATATAGCGCAAAGAGGACCGTGTTCTCGCTTATCGGCTTCTGGGTGTTGGACTGGCTCGGGAAGACCCAGCGCCACCGACCGTTGATCTCTCGGAGCTGGCGAATCAGCTCGAGCGCCTGCGTCGACAGTGGCACGATGTGCGGGCTCGGCATTTTCATCCGCTCCGCGGGGATCCGCCATTCCGCTTTCGCCTCATCGATTTCGGACCATTCGGCGAACCGCATCTCGCCGGTGCGCACGAACGTGAGCGCCAGGAACTGCAGCGCCAAGCGAGTCTGGAATTCGCCGTCGTACGCTGCGATCTTGCGCATCAGTTCGGGCAGCTCGGCTTCTGTGACGCGCGCCATGTGCTTGACCTTCCGGGTCTTCAGCGCGCCTTTGAGATCAGGCGTCGGATCTCGCTCACACCGGCCGGTCGCCACGCCAAACCGAAATACCTGGCCGGCCAGTTGCATCGACTTCTTCGACATCTCGAAGGCCCCACGGGCCTCGATCTTCCGCAGTACGGCGAGCAGCTCGGGCGCCGTGATCTCCGCGATCGGCCGCGCGCCGAGCGCCGGGAATAGCTCTTTCTCGATCAGCGCGATCACGCCGTCGGCGTAGCTCGATTTCCACGTCTGGCACTTTGCGTCATGCCATTCGCGCGCGATCGCCTCAAACGAATTGGTTCGGCGCAGCCCAGCCTCGAGCTTCACACGGCGCTTCTCGTGGGATGGGTCTAGGCCGGCGCGAAGCTGGTCTTTGATCGCATCGCGAGCTTTGCGCGCGGCCAGCAGGGACACGGCCGGGTAGACGCCAATGGCGTGCACCCTCTCCTTGCCCTCGACCCGGTACTTCAGCCGCCAGTACTTGGCACCGTTCGGTGCCACGTGGAGATACATGCCTTCGCCATCGGCCATCTTGTAGGCCTTCTCGCGGGGCTTCGCGCCACGCACTGCGGCGTCTGTCAGGGATTTCGGGGGCAT